TCATTTGATTCGTTTGTGAGCTTTTAATATTATTAATAGTTGTATTTCCAGTCTTATCTATTAATTTATGTATTGTTTTTTGTAATTCTTTTTTATCTTTTTCTAATGTATTAATTTTACTTTTAATATTAGAATTATTTTTCTTACATCTATGTAGCTCATGACGGCGTTTATTAGCAAATGTATTAAACGTTTCAAAGCAAAACTCGCAATAAAATTTATCTTCATCTGTAGCTTCATCTGTAGAATCGCTGTGGCTCTTTTGTGGCTCTTTTTTGGCTCTTTTTGGCTCTTTTTGGCTCTTTTTTGGCTCTTTTTGGCTCTTTACCATAGATATAACATTATTTTCAATATTGTCTAAATGTTTCTTTGTTTTAAGGTGTCTTTTATAATTAGATTTTAAATTAGTAGAAAAAATACAACATTCACACGAATATAAAACCATAATATATATAATTATAATATATTTTTAATTTCTTAAATATTATTTTTATTCTTTTTTATTCTTTTTTATTCTTTTTTATTCTTTTTTATTCTTTTTTATTCTTTTTTATTCTTTTTTTATTCTTTTTTATTCTTTTTTGTATTTTTTAGACCATATTTCTTATGCTAAATTTATTCTTTTTTTAATTTAATTTATTCTTTTTTAGTATATTTAATTTGTTATATTTATGGTATTAAACATATTATTTAGTTATTAAAAACCTTATAATTTATAGAAAACATGAAAGACCCAATATTATTTTTTTTGAGGGGGGGGGAGCTCACAAAAAAATACTTTAAAAAAAAAAATAAAATAAAAATATAGAATAATATATTAGATACTTTACCGATAATACTATAACTCTCTAATTTATATTATATTTTACTATTAATATATAATCAATTACACTATTTTATATAGTTAATAAGGCTTCGAATATATGTTGTGTTATCGCGGATGTAAATATACCACCAAAATAAAACTACATGAATCAACCTATACACTTAATGTATAGATTCAACATGGAGTTTTATTTCTTTAATAGCTTTGTTCCACGTTCAATTGAACACCACCTTTATCGTATTGTGTTAAATATTTTCTACCTATATCTGTTCTAAATCGCAAATTTCCAGTTATACCTTGTATGTCTTGATATACTTTAGAATAACATTGTAATAAATCGTTATCTGTTACAAAATAAAATAAACTACGAGAAGACCTCGTATATAGATGTGCGTCTTTTTTTTCTACATCTCCAAATATGATATTTTTGGTATTTAATTTAGGATCTATATAAATATCGTATTTTTCCAATGATGGTTGCAGATACGTTTTTGGAACCATATAAATACCGAGTGATGCTTTTTGTGAAAAAGTTAATTGAGATGTTAGATTTCCACATACTATTTCTTCACATATATCTAAAAAATTATTTTCCAATAGATTTAATGCAATAATACCTTCTGGATCCCCAAATCGCGAATTAAACTCTATAATTTTTAAACCATTTGCCGTTTTAATATAACTACCGTATAATATACCTCTGTACCCAATAAAATAACCTTGTTTTTTTCCACTATTATTTAATTCATTTATAACTTTACTATTAATTGTTTGAGCTTCTAATAATTCTGTATCATTTAAAAATGGAAGACTATTATTTTTAAATATTAAACATCCCATGCTTCCTGTATTTGGACCTAAATCATCATCATTAAGACGTTTGTAATCTTGTATAGGTGGAAAATGTCTAATGCCTCCATGTCCATCAGTAATACTCATTAATGTAAATTCTTCACCTTCTAATTTTTCTTCAATAAGTATTGGATAATGTGACAATACAGATTTAACTTCGTCCAAAGTATTAAAATCTATGCCTTGAACGAATACACCTTTACCACCACATAACCCATCATTTTTTATTACAATTTCTTTATTAGATATAATAAACTCATTAAGTTTATTGTTTGTATTTGTTACTATATCATTCACTACAATATAATTTGGCGAATACTGTGATAGATTTATAGAGTCAATAAAATTACGAGCAAATATTTTGCTGGTTTCAATTTGAGCGTAGTATTGCATGGGACCTATACATGGTATTCCTTTTGATTCTAAATAATTAGAAACACCTTCTTTTAATGGAGTTTCGGGTCCAATAAATACAAAATCTATTTTTCCAATAATCAATAATAATATTTTGATTGTTTTAGAATTAATATCACTAATATACAAGAATGAATGTTTATCAATGTATGGATTTCTATGAGAACCTATACAACTTATTTTAATTTTTTCAGGACCTTTTTTCAAGGTCTTTATAATCATACATTCTCTAGCTCCACTACCTATAATTAAGATATGTTTCATGTATTTTTTAAATTATAGTATGAATAAATCTTTAATATTGTATTATAATAATGAATACAATATTAAAGTGTATTTTAATCATTTTTATTGTTATAATAGTATTATTATATATTTGTTTAAATGTTAACGGATTTAGCGAAACTTTAAAGAAACACGAAGCATTAGATCTGTTAAGACCATATTCAATTCCATTTATAACAATAAATAAACGATTAAATTCCGCAGAATTACAACAATTAGAATATCCTATTATTTTTAAACCATCGAATTATACAGGACAAGGATACGGCGTTAATTTAATTAAAGATATTAGAGAAGCAACACACTATTTAGATAAAGCTATTTATCCAATTATTATTCAACAGTATTTTGAAGGAAATGAAGTAACTATTAATTACCAAAGGAATCCGATTACACAAAATATAGATATTTTTGTTGTAGAAAGATACAAAACTAATAAAAATCAATTATGGAATATAAATAGTGATACAATGAATAAAATATATAGACCTGAATGGACAACCCCACAACTTAAAAATAAAATTATAGAAATAACAAGAGTGCTACCAGATGTTACAATTTGCCGATACGATTTAATGTATTCTGATTTAAATGATTTTTTAAATGGAAACGATATAAATATTATAGAAGTCAATTTTTTTGAAGGTGCTGATAATAGACAAAATTATAATTTTCCTAAATATAAAATAGCTTATATATATATTCGTTGGTTATTTATGCGGATATGGTACAGTTTATTAAAAATAATAACTTTACAAGGATTAACATTAGATGAATTTACATATAATTTAGTTAAATATAGTTCTAATGCTGCATCTGACCCTGGTCGCAACTCATATATGTTTAAAAAATCTGTATTGAATAAGTAATTTTAATACATTATATTTGTTATTTAATAGTATAACCGTATAACATAGTCTGTGATTATTTTGTTGTCAAAAATGTTTATGATTGGTGATTAGAATAATTAATATTTTTATTGGATTAAATAAATTTGATTTTAATTTAAAAATAAAATATATATTAAAAATATGATGAAACATATAGTTAAAATGCCTAAATATGTTATACGATTTTTCACAATAAAGAATGATATGTCAAATTTAGGAAGATGGAATTTAAATCATAACAGCGAAATAAAAGCAAATCTGGCAAATATGGATTGTTGTGGCGATTCTTTATGTGGTAATCCACATACATTTAGTAATAGTATAAATGAATCATTAAAGAAACAGAAAAATACTCTATAGAAGAATTGAAGATATTTAAGTTAAATAAATAGTATATTTTCAGATTCACATTCTATAGATTTATAAATAGTATTATTTTTTTTTCCATATCCTTCTATTATCACCTTTTTACTATCATAATAAATGCTTCCATTTATAATTATTTCTAAATAAGTATTTTTTGAAACACCTATAAATATTACCATTTTACGGGTTGTACCATAGTTTAATGTACGTGTAGATGCAATTAAACCCTTAAATATAATCTTTTCTCCACTATTGAAGCTATAGCATCCTTTGAAAAATGAATCATCATTCATATTCCAGTAGCCATAATTTTTTAATTGTTCAAGTGGATTAGAACATTTATTTATATTATTATGTTTATATTTAGTGTAAATAGATTTTTGTTTTAATTTAATAGACGGTTCTACGCCTACACATTTGGCCTCATAATAATGAACCCAATTTCTATAACAACTTACAACATTTTTTAATGTAGATTCCCAAAATTTCTTTGGCTTATTTGCCTTTTCATACGCAAGTTGCCATACAAGTTGCGCATACGACATTGCATGAGCCTTACAAAACCCATATTTACGCACATTTTTCATAACATGTTTTAAATCAGGTTTCTTTTTTCTTATAAAATCATCTATAAATGCAACAGTATTGTAATCACCTTTACAATACGCTCTACGCAATTTATCGGCATACTCTTCATTACAATTAAGCAACTCGGCTATTATAAATATAACATCATCGTCATATATTAAACTATCTTTACTATATGTACCCAATTCAAATTCTTTTTTGGCATCCTTAGCAGCAGGTCTTATAATAGATAAACATATTGCTAAATCACATATTGATTTTGGCTTAATTAATAACATAGCTTTACGCATAAGCGGTGTTTCAGCTAATGTTAAACCAATATTATTTCCACTACTTAATAATTCAATTGTTTTTGGATCTCCAATATGTGCATTGAAATCTATTGATTTAAAGGAATTTATATAATATAGTTGTGATAAACCACGAGATGATAATATATCTATTTTAAAATTCTTATTTTCAGCTATATCTACTTTATTTAAATTTATTTGTGGTAAGATTGATTCATTATTTTGATTCAACAAATACATCTCTGGTATCCCTTTTGGATAATACACAATTCCTCCACAATGCAAAGAATATCCTTTGAATGTACCTTCTAATTCCTTTTGTGTTTTATAAATAGAATTTTTTAAATTATAGTCATAACTGTTTATCTCTTTATTTATGTCATATTTTGATATAAATTTGTGTATACCGTTTTTTCGCAGTGATTCTCGCAATGCAGACTTTTCATGATAATAAATATGGTTGCTTATACGAGCTACTTTATTTCCCCATTTTTGAAACAACTTTAAAAAGACTTCATCTCTTAAATAATGTGGAAAATCAAAATCAATATCGGGGAGATTATCACGATAATCATTTAAAAACCGAGCAAAACTAATTTTATATTTAACTGGATCTATATGACTTATACCTAAAAGATAGCATATCAAACTTGATCCACATGAACCCCGTGTAACATGTGGAATATCTTTCGTCATTTCCAAAATCTCAATAGCTCTTATTATATTTCCAAATAATTTCTTTTTTATTATGAGTTTTATTTCTTTATCTAATCTTTTTAAATAATTAGGATATTGTGGTATTTCCCTTTTAAAATAACTTATTATTTCATCCTTAGAATAATCCGTTTTTAATAATTGTTTTTCTAATAATTTAGAGTCCGTTACATTCACTTTTATCATTTTCAAATAATTAATAAAATACACATTTGTATCATTAGAATTATTTTTTGTAGTGAATTTTATATTACTATATTTCCATGGAAATATATCTTTTAACCTTAGATAATGATGTATTCTATTACAAAGAGAAATAGTGCTTTTTGCTTTAATATCAATTATAAGACCATACTTTTTCTTATTTAGTTTATCCTTTCTCAAGACACGACCCATACATTGTATAAATACACGATTGCTTCTTTTTTCAACCATATCCATAAAAATACATCCATCTAAATTAGGAATATCACTACCTTCTCTATGTTTCACTGCGCAAAATAATATACCATTTTCTTTTAGATTATAAAATGTTTTATAATCAGCAAAGAGTAACGATTCAGTATTTATTCCATTATAATCAACACAAATTTTAAAATTCCTAAAATGTGTGCTCCATAAGTTGGCTATTTCTATACATTCTTCTATAATACCACACCAAACTATAATTTTTTTATAATTTAATTTATTTACTTCATATTTTATCATAGATACAAGATCAATTGTTGTTGGATCATTTTCACTTTTTATCCAAACAATCTTAGGAGGAACAATTACTTTGTCTAAAAATGCATCATACATTGAATATTTAGTTAATATATGATCTAAAGGATACTTATACTCAGGTGTTGCTGAAAAACCAATAACTTTTGATTTTTTACATTCATCTATCCATTTGTAAAAATCTGTAGTGGTTTTATTTTCTATAGAATGACATTCATCATGTATAATTAAGTCTATACTTTTTTTAATATATTTATATTTTTCTTTAGATGTTAAAAAACACCTATTAATGATACATAAATATGGTTTTCCCCAAAATGAAGATGCATTTAATGCTTCATACCAAATATTACTTTTACTATTCACAAAATCACACACATTGTAATTTTTTAATACTGAACTGAATCCACGTTCTTTCAATATTTCTTTTGAAAATTGTTGCTCTAAAATATCTTTCCTTTCACATATCCACAAAACATTATTTGTTGGATATCTTTTATTATATTCATCTAATAAAGTCATTGCAATCCATGATTTACCACTCCCTGTTGCATGATAATGTATTCCAGATTTAAAATCATTATCTATACTTGTTTTGATGGCATCTTTCTGATTTTGCCTTAACATTTACTTAAAATATAAAAATAATGTATATATTCAATTTTATTTAAACAGTTGTACATTATATATTGTATCATGAACAAGGTGGCCCTAATTACTGGTGCAACACGTGGTATTGGACGTGATATTGCATTAAATTTAGCAAAGAATGGATACAATATTGTTGTAGCTGGTAAAACAATACATAATAATCCAAATCTTCCAGGAACAATTTATAGTGTATCAAATGAAATTAAAGAGTTGGGTATGCAAGCTTTACCAGTTAAAGTAGATTTGCGGAATTATAGTGATATAAAACACATGATTAAAATGACTGAGAATAATTTTGGACGTTTAGATGTTGTTATTAATAATGCCGGTGCATTGTTTTGGAAAAATATAGAAGAGACTGAACTTAAAAATTATGATCTTATTAATAATATTAATAGTAGAGGTGCGTTTTTTGTATCTAAATTATCAATTCCATTACTTAAAAAATCAGGTGGTGGACATATAATTAATCAATCACCGCCATTGCCATCAAATATTATCGAGTTTAAATCATCTGTTAAAGGTAAAACTGCATATATGATTAGTAAATGGGGAATGACTATTGGGGCAATTGGATTAAGCGAAGAATGTCGTAAATTTAATATAGGTGTCAATACATTATGGCCAAAAACAGCCGTAGAAAGCTATGCAGTTAAAAATAATAATCTTGGAAATGAAAAAATATGGAGAAAAACGGATATAATAGTAGATACAATTAATGAAATTATAAATGAAGACCCTTCTAATTTTACAGGCAATCAATTAATAGATGAAGATTATTTAAGACTAAAGGGATACACTGATTTTGATAAATATCAGTGTATACCGGGTTATGAACCACCTAAATTAACTGACATTCAACACTTATTTAAATCGTCATTATGATATTCCCCAACACTTACTATTTCATCATATAAAGTATTGTATTCGGGCGAATTAAATTCAAGTTCATTTAATTTTTCCAATTTTTCTAATGATTTATCTATATAAATATTAGATTTAATTGTTTCCATAATTTCTTTGTTATTTTTAACTTCAATTATTAATTCCCGATTATCCTTATAGTTTATACTCGTTATTTTTCGTCTATTATGTTTTAAAATCATCCGTATTGCTAAATTCGGATAATTATCAATTACTCGGTTAAATAATAAAGAATTTTCATATAACAATCGTTTTAAACAATAATCAGTTAATTTACTACTTGTTTTGTAATGTTCTTGATACCATACTAGAGATTGACCTAAATATAGGTTTGATAATAGTGATGCCATATCAGCTGATAAGCTTTGATTTTTCTTTAACTCAGCACCAAGTAGTGCAACAAAATTGGATATATTAGCAAAATCGTTTATTTGTTGTGTAAGATTGTCTTTTTCAAAGAACCTGTAGCTTTTAAAATACAATTTTAAAGAATGTTTTACAATTTTATTAAAATGAGTTTTAAAGTCTATTATATTATCATCAACAATACTTTTATAAATATCGTAAATATGTGGATGACTTTTATTTAATCCTTGTCCAAATATAATTAGGTTTTTGGTCAATGTATTACTGCCTTCAACTGTTATTCCAACTGGAATACTTTTATAAAAATCATATGTAAAATTATTTTCTCCTAAACATATTGCACTTCCAGCATGTATATCAACTCCTTCATTTATAACCACACGAGCTCTTTCGGTTGTTTGCTCTTTCATAATAGCTGAAATAACTGCCGGCTTACAATTATCATCTAATATATTATTTGTCATTGCTATACTTGTATGTATCAACCATGTATTGTACATCATGTTTGAAAATTTATTAGATACACCTTCCATTTTAACTAAAGGCATGTTAAATTGTTTCCGATGATTAATATAATTGTATATGGAATTTGTAGTTTGTTTGGCCGATGCATTTGCTGTTGCTGGTAAGCAAATACCTCTACCAGCAGCTAAACATTCCATAAGCATTTTCCAACCATTTCCCATATTTTCTTCACCGCCTATAATTTGATCAAAATAAATTTTTAATTTATCACCTTTAATAGTGCCATTCGGAAAACCTATATCAAGAGGATTATGATGGGTTTCTAATTTCAAACCTTTATGGTGTTTTTCTAATAAAAATACGGTTACACCAGTGTTCACATATTTACTAGAATCACTAACACAATTGTTATTATAAGTTTCACAATTATCTCTATTATTTTTCAATAAATTATTGGGATCTTCTATATTTAATGCTAAACCAATTAAATTTGACACTGGTGCTAATGTAATATATCTTTTATCTATAGTTGTTTCAATATATAACATACCATTGTCATCTTTTGTTACTATTCCATGGTCAATTTGACCAAGGGCATCGGATCCATTGTTCGGTCCAGTTAGACCGAAGCATGGAATAAAATTTCCATTTGCCAATTCAGGTAAATATTTGTTTTTTTGTTCTTCTGTCCCATAATTAATGAGTAGTTCAGATGGTCCAAGAGAATTTGGTACCATTACACTTACACCAAGTGAAACATTTTTTGAAGATATTTTAGTTAATTTGTCTGATAATTCACGAACACTTAACTTAATACCACCATATTTTTCAGGAATTAAGAATGAAAAAAAATTATTTTTACCCAAATATCTAAATATTTCATTTGTTTTAGACGATGGATACACCTTTTCATTAGAGTATTTATCCAGCAATATATGAACTCTTTTTGAATCGAATTTTTCTTTATAATCTGGTAATTTTTTTGGATTTTCAAGCTTTCCTTCAAATATTTTTCGGTCAATACTAACATTACCCGTTCTAAGTGCAATAAGTTCAGTTGATGATATTCGTGGTATAATTTGTTTTACTCTTTTAAACAAAAAATTATACATATTATATTAAATTTTATAGTATTTAA